GAGACGCACACGTATAGATACACACGCGAGTTATGCATCTGCAAGCATGAACTTCAAAAGCAGTTTTGAAAGAGAGGTGTGGGCGTGGCGCAGCGTAAAAGCATCGACATGACCAACGGCGGCGTCTGCGGACCAATTTTGCGTTTTTCTGTTCCGCTGATCGCAGGCAACCTTTTCCAGCAGGCATATTCGCTCACGGACGCGGCGATTGTGGGACGCTGCGTGGGAGTAGACGCATTGGCGGCAATTGGCTGTACAAGCTGGCTTCAATGGCTGCTGTTCGCAGTTTGCCGGGATACTGCGAATTCGGTTTGTATTGCGGCCTCAAAAAGAGTCGGTGCACATGATACGGAAGGCGTCAGGAAAATCGTAGCCCACAGCATTTTTCTGGGCGGCACGCTGGCGGGAATCGTAACGGCAGCGCTGCTGATGTTTATGGGCCCCATCCTTATTTTTTTTAATGTACCGTCCAATATTTATGAAGATGCGCATATCTATTTGACGATCTCTGTCCTTAGCACGCCGCTTATCGTTGCGTATGATATCGCGGCCGCTTTGTTACAGGCGACAGGAGAAAGCCGCTTTACTCTGCGTGCAATGGTTTCGGCTACCTTTGTTAATATTACGCTGGATCTGTTATTTGTAGCAGTATTTGACTTGGGTGTTTTGGGGGCGGCTTTGGCGACGGCCTTTGCACAAATACTCAGTGCATTAATCGTGCTGAGAGGGGTTTGGGGATGTGAAGTGTTCCACATTGAACATTCTCACTGGAAGCCCGACAAGCATATTCTGAAAGAAGTGGTTTCGCTTTGGGTTCCAATGTTTTGGAATTCTGTAATCATTGCCGTAGGCGGTATGGCCGTGCAAAAACAGATCAACAGCCAGGGAGCGGCTTTTTCCGGCGGTATCAGCACCGGGGTAAAAATTTTTAACCTGATCGAAGCGGTGATTATGGCGATCCAGTCTGGAACCTGTATTTTTATCGGCCAAAATTTGGGCGCAAAAAAAATCAGGCGGGTAAGCGAAGGGTTGCGGCGTATTACGGTGGTCTCCGAATTGCTCACTTTGGGGATGATTCTGTGCGTATGGCTCTGGGGTGACCGGCTTCTTGCGCTTTTGATGTGGTCACAGGACCCCACCACGTATGAAACGGCTTTCTGCACGGCCTGGGATTCTATCCGTGTAACAGCCTTGGGAACGCTGATCATGACGCCGATGTATCTGCACCGTGGGGCGATACAAACCATGGGATATGCTATATACCCCATGATCGCTGGATGTTTGCAGCTTGTGGCGCGCACGATGACAATATCGTTTCTTCCGCCGCTTTTGGGCAATCTGGGCTATTATCTGCCCGATATAGCGGCGTGGGCGGTTTCATTGGCCGTTGTGTATGCAGCATACCATTATCATATCCGGAAAATGCTGCGGCAGCCGGCCCCGGAGCGGGGAATATAAAAGGAAAAATAAAGCAGGCCCGGAGAAAACTTCAGCTTTCCTTCGGGCCTGCTTTTTGATCGTTTGATTGCAGGCGCCATATCCTATAGGCGGCAGGCGTCATGGAAACAATCTTTTTAAACTGTTTGGTGAAATAGCCTTCATCCTGAAAGCCTACCGCGATGGCGATTTCCTGTACTTGCATATCAGAGCTGACAAGCAGTTCTTTGGCATGCTTGATGCGTATGTTTGTCAGATAAGCGACCATTCCGCTTCCAAAGGTTTCCTTAAACTTACGGCTCAGATAATCTTTGTTGATATGGAAGAGATCGGAATATCTGCATTGATCGAAAGGCTCTTTATAATTCAGCTCCAAATAATCGGCAATCTCATACATAAGGTCCCCGCTTTTTCGCACGGTGTAGATTTCCTGATGAATGTGCTCGAGCACCGAACAGAAGAAGGCGGTAAGGCTTTCTTTTATATTGCACCATGCATCATTTGTTAATGAAAGCGGGAAGGGGCCATTCAGAGGGGACACAGGGGAAAATGAAGTGTACCGGTTGTATAGGTATTCCACCCAGCGGTGATACAGCTTATCAAAATAGAACCAAAGATCTTTCAACAGGCCAAGAGTCATCGGCCTTTCGCCCGACGCAAACTGTATCCAGTGATGTACTGCATTGGAAATAGCGGCGTTGTCTCCGATGAGCAGGGCAGAAAGCATCTGATTTTCCAGTTCAATACTTGTCTTGACCTTTACACGGGGCGTTTCGGCACTGTACCGAACAAGGAGTGTTCGTCCATGTGAGGGCCCGGCGGACAGGAATGCCTGCTGCGCTTCTGCATAGGACTGAGTGAGGGCATCAGGGAACGGATTACAACCGCTGCAGCCGACGTATAATCCGTGAGAAACGGACAACTCCTCTAAAATCTGTACGATCATGCGCTGTGCGTCAGAAAACTCGCTATATAAAAGAATTACAATCTGTCCCATTGTTTGGGTATGATACAACAGCACACCGCAGTTCCATTCTTCCAGCTGGTGAGATATTTTTTTCGCGGCGACATTCAGCCGATCGGAAAAAGCTGTATCCTGAACAGGCCAAAAGAATAGATCACATACCAGCACCATACAATATTGCGCCTTGGCCAGAGTTGCATCACTCTGGCATAATTCGGCATATATTGGAGAAATGTTTCCGTGCTGGAGCAGTTCGCTCAACAGCATTTGCTGATGCTGTCTGGAAATTTCTTTCACCTTGCTGGCTTCAACCCCATTTAGACGGCTGTTCTCTTCCTCATTTTGTACTGCGGATACTGCTTTTTGAAGTGCGGTAATGATTTTATCTTCTTCAATCGGCTTAAGAAGATAGTCGATGCAGCCATACACAAACATGCCTCTCACGCAATCAAAATCACTGTGGCCGGAAATTGAGATGATTTTTGTTGCAGGCGCTTCGTCTGTGATAAACTGGGCCAGATGGATTCCTGTATCATTGCCGATCATAACATCCAGAATTGCAATTTCCGGGCGGTGGGTGCGAATCAGCGCCTGGGCTTCGGGCACGGAGCTGGCCGCAAAAACCTCGCTGATGCCGAGTTCGCTCCAGGGAACCAGCAGTCGAACGGCCTCCACAACATGCTCCTCATCATCTACGATCAGCGCTTTCATATGCATCGGCCTCCTTTCAAAAGAAATTAACCTAGAGAACGGTACGGCAGCTGAAGCACGACCGTGGTTCCGCCCAAGTCGTTTGCAAAAATGCTCACTTCGCAATCCTTACCGAAGTTGAGCAACAGACGCAGAAGCACATTTTCCATTCCAATGGAGGCGCGCCCGCCTGCATCCCGCGAAAAGATGTCCTGTAACGGTACGAAAGCCGGCTGGCTGTTGGCGTGTGCGGTATGCTCCAGAAAGGTTTGACGCAGACATACGACACGTTCGTGCATTTGCTGTGCAAGCTGGGATGATACGGCTTTTCCGTTATCGACAACCGAGACATGTAGCATATTTCCAATTTGTTGTGTTTCAATGTGCAGGATGCTGCCCGGCACCTGCAGAATATTCCCATGCAAGATTGAGTTTTCTACCAAGGGCTGCAGTGTCATACGCGGGATCGCGCATATATCCGTACCCGGCAGGATGGAAAAGGAGATATCCGCTTCATGCTTAAAGCGCATCTGTTGTAATGCGAGATAGCGTTCCACATAATCCAGCTCCGCCTGCAGGGGGACGATGACGGGTTCCAGTACCATAGCATAGTGTAGCATTTGTCCAAAGGAAGAAATAAGGTGGTACTGTTCAAGATCTTGCTTTTTCAAGGCACTTGTGGCGAAACACTGCAGTGTATTATAAATAAAATGCGGATTAATTTGCGCCTGTAGCATCTTCAGTGTAGAACGGATGTAAGCGAGTTCCAGTTCATATTGTTGGATGATATAATATTGTATAGTGGAAAGCATCGACTCGAAGGTGGTTACCAATAGGCCGAGCTCATCGTTGCCCCGATATTCTACATAACTGGAAAGAGGAGAGACATCCTTCCACTTCTTGTTGCGGACAATGGTTTGCATGTAGTCAGTGATACGGCGCAGCGGTTTGGTATAATGCAATACCTGGCTGGCGTTGATGGCGACAACCACACCCAGCCCACATAGAAAAACAGTGATCAATACAAAGGTCTGTATCAAATTGGTTCGATATATTTTTTCCAGAGGAACGGTTTTGACAATCTTCCAGTTAAGATATTTGGATTCCATCTGCCGCTGCAGGACAAGCTGTCCATCCGCAATATAGTAAGAAGCTGCTTGCTCCTGAAGCCGAGCACCATCGGCACAGATCTCGGCCAAATTACGAAAAATAGCAGTTTCGTCCGACGCGGCCAGGATCATGCCGCCCATATCTGCAATATACATCTGTTCGTCATCTTCATAAACGAGTTGACAATTCTGATTTAAAAACGCAATGGGAAAATCGATTGCAACCAGTGCGATGACTTCATCGCCCTGGGGAAGATTGTATACTGGAAACCATAAAGTAAATACCAGTTCATCCGGTGCTTCCCGAACCGGCGCGTCAAAGCGCGTTACATGGCCGTAAGAAGACATCGTATGTGTAGGCTGAACATAAAGGCTACGCCAAGAGGAAAAAGAAGGCAATTCTTCGATGCTGAGAGAAAGCTCGGTAGCCGAGGACTGCAGATATTTGGCAATGTATAAAAAGGATTGGCTCAGCCGAAGAGAAGCGAGAAAAATCTGTTCCGAACCGGAAGTGGAATAATAAACCGTTTGAAGGTAGCTATAAATCTGTTCCATTTGTCCGGTGGTGAGAGGGCCACGGCTATTCTGCGAAAGCAGTGACACAATATCATTGTCCACATAGATACTGCGCGCAGAGGAGATACAGTTTTCAATATAATAATCAATATTATGTACAGATACATCTACAGCGTTTTCAGAACGCTGGACATATTCCTGGACTGAATTCTGGCGTACGGAAAAGAAAAAATAACCACTGAAGAGAAGAATGGACAGAAGGACGGAGACGATTAAAACAGTCATTTGCTTCTGGCCGATGCTTCGGTACCGGTCGCTTTTTTCTCGGCGCTGTTTTTTCATCTTCCCACCTGCTTTGTTTCAAACAATGACAGAACTTGTCGCGCATTTTGTGTGTGCAAAAGGCAATATACGAAACAGGATATACAAAAATATTATAATATGTTTTAAGCTAATTGGCAACTGTGGTTTATAAACCTTCCGCAGAGAAAAATTCTGAACGAGAAAAAACGGAGAGCTGAAAATATGTTATCGGCGCTCCGTTTGCTCTTGGACAATGCTTTCCGTCAAAATTAACAAAGTGATTCAAAGATTTTATTCAGATAGGAGATGTTTGCTGCGCTGCGGTATGTGTATCCGGGCGGAGTAATTCCTCCAAGGCTAGGGCTCCGTCATACCCGATGCCACAGAACGTCTGCAGTGTTTCATGGAAATCATAATGGGTGTGTCCGGGATACCATTGGTCGCTATCGGACGGATGGATGTGGCAGATGCGGCCGTATGTAGTTCTGATTGCGTCGCCAATGGTTGCTTTGCTGATGTTCATTGAAGCAGCATCGATATGCAGCGATGTATGCGCCAGAGCTCCGCTTTGCTTTAGGTGCTCCATACCTTCATGGATGGTACGAAGAAAATCACACCCAAAAAGTTTATCATTTCCCGCCCGACGGTCACGCTACGGAGAGCCAAGCCCTCAAGCACACACAAAACATCGGCAAGACGCTGTTTTTGGGGTATCGGAGGGGCGCCGCAGTCCGTGCTGCTCTCAGCGATTAACCCTATGATAAAGTACCCCACGGAAAGGAGAAAGTTTTTCCACATGGGGCTCCAAATAGTGAATGGGCTCACGTCTGACCTCTGGTTTTGGGGCTACCGAGTTGTAGTCTCTAGCGACATAGGCGGAATGGGTCTGATGAAAGTAAGACAAAGATGGTTTTTCTTCAATAAGGTTCAAAGCGCATCACAGTCCGTTTCTCTGGAGTCCAGGGTATGGAGTGCAAAACCGTAAAAAGATACCAATTTTTGTCACTCCTGTATCGGTTTTGTGCCGAATCCCTTCTTGTAGACTGCTCTTAAATAGTGTCTACACAAGATCAGGTCAAAACAGTACACCAAATAGCAATGCAACGAATTTGCACAGCAGCCAGAAAAGATGTTGTAGTTTTTGCATATCGAGTAGCAATGCCTCGCCAACGTTTCAGGTGCAAAAAAGCATTTTCCACCAGATGACGAAGCCGATACAAGTAACGGTCATACTCCCGCTGCTGCTTGCGATTTCGTTTAGCCGGAATGACGATATTCATTCCAGCATCAGCGGCATAAGCAATGATTTGATTGGTGTCATACCCACGATCGGCCAGTAATGTTTCCGCCGATATTCCATCAATCAAGTGAATAGCTTCTTTGCAATCAGCTCGGGTACCCTCTGTGATAAGTACTCGGACCGGCATACCATTTGCATCCACGGCAAGGTGAATCTTGGTATTGAGCCCCCTTTTGTACGGCTCATGTCCTGATTACCGCCACGGGCTCCTGCCGCATGTGGATGCACCTTACAGTGGCTGGCATCAATCATCAACCATTCAAAATCGGGCTCATCAACCAGAATTTCCAGCAGTTTTTCCCAGATCCCCTTGTCACGCCATCTGCGGAACCGCTGATACACGGTACCCCATTTCCCGTAGAACGGCGGTAAATCCCGCCACGGTGCTCCTGTGCGTAAAATCCAAAACACGCCATTGATAAATCGCCGGTTATCCTGGGCTATTCCACCCCACTGCCCTCGTTGTCCTGGCAGATGCGGTTCCAGCAGGCTCCATACCGCATCGCTGATGTCGTGGCGTTGTTGTTCATTCTTCATGGGAACACCTCTTTCGGATCTCTTGCTCCCATTATACCATATCGCTCGTGTAAACGCTATTTAGTCTGATGGAAAAGAAAATCAAGGAACTCGATGAGGAAATAAAGAAACTGAAACAAGAGGAAGGGGAATCTCAATGCAATGATCGACTTTCTGATGATCTCGACCCGCAGTAAGAAAAATGGCCTGATAGAGATTTATCCCAAGTTTATCATCAAAAAGAGCTCCGACCTTATGATTCGCGGGGGCGATTTTTATGCTATCTGGATAGAGGAACGTGGTTTGTGGTCTACGGACGAACAGGATGCTTTGCAGCTGATCGATCGGGAACTTGACAGATATGCGGAAGAGAACAGAAACCGTTTTGATTCGAACGTCAAAGTGCTTCATATGTGGGATTCAGAGTCCGGCATGATTGATTCTTGGCACAAGTATTGCCAGAAGCAGATGCGGGACTCTTTCCACATGCTCGACGAAAAATTGATATTTTCGAATACCCCTACCAATAAAAAGGATTATGCCAGCAAACGTTTGGGGTATCCTCTGGAGGCTGGGGAAACGCCTGCATATGACAAACTGATGAGTACACTCTATGAGGAAGAGGAACGCCGAAAAATCGAATGGGCAATCGGCTCGATTATATCTGGAGAATCAAAAAAGCTTCAGAAATTCATGGTGCTTTACGGAGCTGCTGGAACGGGTAAATCTACGGTTTTAAATATCATACAGCAGTTGTTCGAAGGTTATTATTCGGTGTTTGATGCAAAAGCATTAGGGTCATCTAGCAACGCATTTGCACTGGAGGCTTTCAAGGACAATCCGCTTGTAGCAATCCAACACGATGGTGATTTGTCCAAGATTGAGGACAACACCCGTCTGAACAGTCTGGTCTCTCATGAGCGAATGACGGTGAATGAGAAGTTTAAATCCACATATTCAAACAGCTTCAAATGTTTCCTGTTTATGGGAACGAATAAGCCTGTAAAAATCACAGATGCGAAATCGGGCTTGATTCGGCGTTTGATCGATGTTTCTCCTTCAGGGGAAAAACTCAGTCCAAAAGAGTACAAACATGCGGTAAAGCAAGTTGGATTTGAGCTCGGACCAATCGCACACCATTGTCAGGAAGTATATTTAAGTGAACCCGGCAGATACGACGATTATATTCCCATTACCATGCTCGGGGCGTCCAACGATTTCTATAACTTTGTAGTGGACTCTTATCATATTTTCAAAAAAGAGGATGGAACGACTTTAAAGTCCGCATGGGAGATGTACAAAACTTACTGCGATGATGCAAAGGTTGCGTATCCATTTTCTCAAAGAGTATTTAAAGAGGAGCTTAAAAACTATTTCAAGGAGTACAAAGAACGGTTTAATCTTGATGATGGGACCCGGCTCAGAAGCTATTACAGCGGATTTCGTACGGAAAAATTTGAAGATAAAACCGTGAGTGCAAAGGAGGAAGACACCAACCCTAAAATTCGATTTGACAGCACAGAATCTCTCTTCGACCAGGTTTGTGCTGACTGCCCTGCTCAGTATGCAACGTCAAAAGAAACTCCATCGAAAAAATGGGATGAGGTAACGACAAAACTTTCTGAGTTGGACACGTCCAAAATCCATTATGTAAAAATTCCGGAAAATCATATTGTTATCGATTTTGATATTCCCGGAAAAAATGGAGAAAAGTCGTTTGAGAAAAATCTTGAGGAAGCAAGTAAGTGGCCGCCGACATATGCAGAGCTCAGTAAGAGCGGAGCTGGGATTCATCTGCATTATATTTATACTGGCGACGCTTCAAAGCTCAGTAGAGTCTATGACGACCATATTGAAGTAAAAGTCTTTACTGGAAAAAGCTCTTTGAGAAGAAAGCTGTCCAAATGTAACAATCTACCAATTGCACAAATCAGTTCTGGTTTACCACTGAAAGGAGAAAATAAGATGGTAAATTTTGAAGGGGTGAAAAGCGAGAAAAGTCTAAGAACACAGATAAAGCGAAACCTGAACAAGGAAATACATGATGCCACAAAACCAAGTGTGGATTTTATTTACAAAATTCTGGAAGATGCATATGCGAGTGGGCTGCACTATGATGTCACCGATATGCGAAATTCGATATTGGCCTTTGCGGCGAGTTCCACTCATCAGGCGGATTATTGCATCAAGCTCGTCAATAAGATGCATTTTAAATCAGAAGAGCCGTCTGAAAATGTTCAGAACGATAGTGAAAAACTGGTGTTCTATGACGTTGAGGTGTTTCCTAATCTTTTCCTTGTCAACTGGAAAGTGGAGGGATCGGAAAAATCCGTTGTTCGCATGATTAACCCAAGCCCAGCAGATATTGAGCAGCTGATGCATTTTCGGCTTGTCGGCTTCAACTGTCGTCGATATGATAATCACATCCTTTACGCACGACTCATCGGATATGATAACGAGCAGCTATTCAATTTGTCTCAGAAAATTATTGGTGGAAGCGCAAATTGCTTCTTTGGCGAAGCGTACAACGTCTCTTATACGGACGTCTATGATTTCTGCTCGAAAAAGCAATCTTTGAAAAAATGGGAAATCGAGCTGGGACTGCATCATCAAGAACTTGGCCTTCCATGGGATCAACCGGTTCCCGAAGAGCTTTGGCCAAAAGTAGCCGAATACTGCGACAACGATGTCATCGCAACTGAGGCTGTTTTCAATGAAAGGAGAGGGGACTTCGCCGCACGACAGATCCTGGCAAAATTAGCAAACGGATGCGTCAACGACACGACCAACTCGCTTTCTGCCAAGATTATATTTGGGAATAACCGAAAACCACAGGATCAATTCAATTATCGCGATTTGTCTCAGCCGGTTCCGGAGACGGAGTATCGTGCATACTGTAAGAAATTCGGTGAGGATTATATTTTCCGAATTTTCGACGAACATGGCCTGCCTACTTACGAAACCTATAAGGAGGGGGCGCTTCTTCCGAAAGGCTACTCTATTCTTCCATTCTTTCCCGGTTATAAGTATGAGAATGGAAAGTCCACATTTATGGGAGACGAAATCGGAGAGGGTGGCCGTGTATTTTCTCGTCCTGGAATGTACGGAAATGCTTGGGATGGAGATATCGCGTCACAGCACCCAAGCAGCGCTATTGCCGAGGTGCTATTTGGCGTCCTTTATACCAAGCGATTTGAAGAAATTAAGGAGGCCCGTGTCGCAATCAAACACCACGACTATGCCAAGGCCCGTACCATGCTGGATGGAGCTTTGGTGGAGTACATAGACCAACTGGAAAACGGCACGGCATGGTTCACAGCGGAGGATCTGGCGCAGGCTCTAAAAATCGTGATCAATTCGGTTTATGGCCTTACGGCGGCGAATTTTGAGAATCCGTTCCGAGACCCCAGAAACAAAGATAATATTGTAGCAAAACGTGGAGCCCTGTTTATGACTTTGCTTAAGAGTGAAGTTGAGAAACGGGGCTTTTGTGTTGCACATATCAAGACAGACTCGATTAAAATTCCGGACGCCACGCCAGAGATTATGGACTTTGTTATTCGCTTCGGCAAAGAATACGGATATCTATTTGAGACTGAAGCGAACTTTGAAAAGTTCTGTCTCGTGAATGATGCCGTATATGTGGCAAAGTTCAAAGATGGAAAGCATGCTGGAGAATGGACAGCGACGGGTACGCAGTTCCAGGTTCCATATGTGTTCAAGAAACTCTTCAGCAAAGAGCCCATCGAGTTCAAGGACATGTGCGAGACAAAATCAGTCACTTCGGCCTTATATTTGGATATGAACGAGAATTTGCCGGATGTGAGTGAGCAGGAGAAAGATCTCGAACGTATTGTAAAGAAAGCAAGAGAATTTGGAGTCGACATGGACACATCTGGTCATTCCGGAGATTCCGAATTGGATTCAATGGTTGGAGAGATTAGTAAAGGTCACAATTATATTTTCATAGGCAAGGTCGGTCAATTCTGTCCCATCAAACCGGGCTGCGGTGGTGGTCTTCTTATGCGTGAGACCGAGAACAAAAAGACCGGAGAAAAAGGATATGCGGCTGCCGCCAGTTCAAAGGGCTATCGATGGCTGGAGTCTGAGATGGTTCGAGAACTTGGCAAAGAGGAAAGCATTGATTTATCCTATTACGATAATATGGTCACTGAAGCAGTCAAGACAATCAGTCAATATGGCGATTTCGAGTGGTTTGTATCAGACGATCCATATGTACCGGATACCCCTCCCTGGCAGGAGCCGAGCGAACCGTGGAACGATAGAACACCGTACGATGTACGATAATTTTGAAAAGAGGTTATAGAAATGGCATATCAGAAAGTAGACAATTTGATCATCGAAAATGCACGAATCCGGTTTCGGAACTTTGCAGGACGTGAGACTACCTATAACCGAGCGGGTAATCGCAATTTCTGCGTTTTGATTGATGATCCGGAGAAAGCACAACAGCTGGCTGAAGATGGCTGGAATGTAAAAATTTCAAAACCACGTGACGAGGATGACGAACCTCGTTACTATATTCAGGTCGCGGTTCGGTTCGACAACATTCCACCAAAGGTTTTTATAATTACCCGACGTGCAAAGACGCAGCTTGACGAGGAGGCGATTGATTCGCTGGATTACGCAGACATCAAAAATGTGGATCTCATCATCAGTCCGAGTCACTGGGAAGTGAACGGTAAAACAGGTATTAAAGCATATCTAAAAACAATGTATGTCACCATCGAGGAAGACGAGTTCGCTGAAAAGTATGCGGACGATGAATTTTGATATTTTCAAGGGCGTCGGTTAGGTTTTAGCTGACGCCCTTTTTCTTTTGAAAGGAGAAAATCGTGCTATTTTGGAAAAAGAAAACAAAACAGAGCAAAAAGAAAAAGCCAACAAAATCGCCGGTACAGCCTAAAAAGCCGGAAGTAAAGCAATCACCACATCCGAAGAAGGCAAAACCTCCAGTGCCTGAATCTCTTCCGAAGAAGAAAGAAAAAACTCCGGAATTCATTAGAAGCGATGACATCGAAAAAGAATTCCTAAAGGCGTTTAACCAGCTTACATATAGAGTATCTCCATACGAGGTTTGGCAGGATTTTGTTTCGATGTTCGCCTGTGCATTGTCCAATCCGGTTGACAAGGCTCATTATGATGAACGAGAAAAATTATATCTTCGAACCATCAAAAAATACAATGGAAGAGAACAAAAACTTTTTCCGGAGCTGGCTGCTCATACGGTTATGGCATTGGAGCGTAATCCCGAACAGGATTTTCTTGGGCATATATTCATGGGCCTGGGCCTTGGAAACAAGCATAAATGTCAAGAGTTCACGCCGTATAGCGTTTGTCAATGTATGGCAGGGATTTCTATGAATGACGTAGCGGCAAAAGTTCAGGAGAAAGGTTATATTACAATAAATGACCCATGCTGCGGAGCGGGAGCGACATTGATTGCTGGTGTGAATGAAGCAAGGAAGCAGCTCGTAAAGGAGAATTTGAATTTTCAGAATTATGTGCTTGTCTATGCGCAGGATATCGATTACACTGCGGCAATGATGTGTTATATTCAGCTTTCACTTCTTGGTGTGGCCGCTTGTATCAAAGTCGGGAATTCTTTGACAGAACCGATGACAGAGAACGATACGGACGAGAACTATTGGTATACACCAATGTATTTCTCTCAAATTTGGACCATGCGCCGAATTTTTCACGGATTAGAAAAACTGACATGAGTTTTTGAAAGGGGAAAAAGTATGTATAATTTAATGAAGATCGATGATGCTTTCAAAAAAGCTCTGGATGCATACACTCGGTATGACGTTATGAGCACTAACAAGCTTTGTGCGGCCAGATGCTGCAATGAAATAAAAAAAGTTATTTTTCACGACCCGGCAACTATTGTCTATTGGAATGATGGCACAAAAACTGTCGTAAAGTCTCACGGGGAAAGGTTTGACCCGGAAAAGGGACTAGCGATGGCCATTGTAAAATACCTTGGCGGGGATCATTACTACAAGCAAATTATTAAAAAGTGGACTTCGCATTTTGAAGAGGTAGAGGACGCGTAATCATGGCTGGTATACATTTGTACGACTACCAGTTGGATGCGGTAAGACGGATGAAAAACGGCTGCATACTCCGTGGTGGAGTTGGCAGCGGTAAATCTCTGACAGCACTGTCCTACTATTATCTTCGGCAGGGTGGGGAAGAAGAGAGCCTCTTAGGTGGCACTTATTTTCCAATGGGTGATCCTCCAAAGGATCTCTATATTATAACCACTGCGAAGAAGCGGGATACGTTGGAATGGGAGGGAGAGCTTTCTCCCTTCCTTCTCTCCACCAATCCTGATGTCAATTTGTATCCGAACAAAGTCGTGATTGACTCTTGGAACAATATTTCGAAGTATAAGGACATTACAGATGCATTCTTTATATTCGACGAACAGCGTGTCGTAGGAAGCGGTGCCTGGGTTAAATCATTCCTGAAAATCGCAAAGAAGAACGAGTGGATACTACTCTCCGCCACCCCTGGAGATACCTGGGAGGACTATATTCCGGTATTTGTTGCAAACGGCTTCTATCGCAATCGAACAGAATTTAAAGAGAAGCATATCATTTACACATGGGTGAACGGTAAATATCCAAAGGTGGACCGGTACTTAAACGTTGGAAGGCTGATCCGCTTACGAGAAAGTATCCTTGTGGATATGGATTTCAAACGAAAAACAATATCTCATCACGAGGATATTTACGTAAAATACAATACTGAAGCATATAAAGATGTCGGCCGTCTGCGTTGGGACCCGTTTAAGAACGAGCCTATAAACAATGCGAGCGGCCTTTGTTATGTCTGGCGGAGAATTGTTAATTCTGATTTATCGAGGCAAGTTGCGCTTCTGGAACTCTTTGAGGATCACCCCAAAATGATCGTATTCTATAACTTTGACTACGAACTGGATATTTTAAAAACGATGTTTGGACGGACGGAAGGTGTCGAAGTAGCTGAATGGAACGGACATAAGCATCAACCGGTTCCGACAGGCGACAGTTGGGTGTATCTTGTTCAGTACAATGCCGGCTGCGAGGGGTGGAACTGCATCCAGACCGATACGATTGCGTTTTATTCTGAGAACTATTCTTACAAGGTTATGCAACAGGCAGCGGGGAGAATTGACAGACTAAATACGCCTTTTACCGATTTGCATTACTATCATCTGAAGAGCAGATCCGGAATCGACTTGGGAATCGCCAGGGCCCTGAAGGCTAAGAAGAATTTCAACGAGATGCGATTTACCAAATGGGCCTCACCGGATAAGAAAAAGGTGGCATAAGGTATATTTTAAAAGGAGAAAATCATGAGCAGACAGAAAATTAACTGGGAATGCACATATAAAAAAATGCCCAAAAAGGTAAAAGAATTTCTTACACAGCTTTTGGGCAAAGAAGAAGTTAGGAAACTTATGTACGCAATTCGAACAGACAAATGGATTATGATGGTTGGCCCCGAATGCTCAGGTAAATCTACGGTTTTTCATATTTTAAGGGCGCTCGGATATCCCTTTATTGTTGACGAAAATGGGCTGGGAATGGTTATTCATACATCCCAAAGGTTGACTGATTTGAAACCAATCTACGATATTCTCGAAGAGCTGGGGATTGGTAAGAAATGTTAAAAACTGGAGGACTAAGAAATGTTTAAGACTATTGTGGACGAATTGATCGCAATTAAAAAAGAACTCCAAGATATAAAATTGATCTTGAAGTTCCACTTTTTATCAAATTACAAAACTGAACGTGTAAAAATGGACGGAGAAACAATTATAAATCGCTATATTCTTCCAGATCCTTTAGAAGAGCTTCGTAAAGAAGAACATATTCTTCAACAATCTCGCCTGAACGGAGAGATAGGCCCTGAGATACTTCATCGGAGGAAAGATAAGTAAAATCAGGTTTAAATTCTTTTAGCGTGTACGGAAGTATTCTTACAGCAATGTCGTGCGCACGTTTTTCCAAATCGCTCATATGATTCACCACCTTGTTTTTGATTATATTATACCATATTTATTCTTCGAAAGGAATGAGTTCTGATGGACGACGCTTATAAAGAGGTTTATTTTCATGAGTATTGTAAGAAATGCAAGCATGAAAAGAACCCAGAAAACGAAGAGCCTTGTTTTGAATGCTTGAATGAGCCGGAAAATTTGCATTCTCACAAACCTGTCAATTGGGAGGCAAAAGAGAAATGACGTTGGAAGAGGCGATTCAGGAGTTTGAGGATTTCTGCTACCACCACAGTCTTCATCCGGAAATCAGTAGCGAGGCTATAGCCATTGCATTAAAAGCCATGATTTATCAGCAAGAACAAATCATTAAGGAGTGTAGAAAATGCTCGAAATAATTGCTGCCGGATTCAAGGCGATCATCTTGTGTTCGGCTTTTGTGATATCTGCAATTATCGTGGTGGCCTTTGTGATCATGTGGAGGAACGACGATGAAGGTAGGTGATAGAGTGGAAGTGACCCGTACATATTTCGCTCGCAACGAGGCGTGTACAAATTGGGGACGCGCATGCTTTCCGACACAGGGCATCGTGGAGTTTGTATCCAATCGATGGGTAACTTTGATGATGATATCTCCAAAGGACTCGAAGAAAAAGTTGTATCGGGAATCATTTTGGCGAGGGCAAGTACGGGTTATATCTGCCGAAAAGTTCTGATTTTGAAAGGAGAAAAACTGATGGCATTTTCTGATATTACGGTCAAACAAGAGCGTCGGCTCTGTGAGGTCAATGGAAAAATCGGATATTTTCACTGCTGGGAGCATTATTCCAGGCCAGTAGAGCCGAGTCCGATGATCGGCGGTGCTCCTGGAGGAGTGATCAGTTTCGTTCGCGCGATCGTTGAGTTTCCAGAAGGGATTGGATATGTAGATCCTAAAGATCTTAAATTCCGGGATGAGGAGAATTCGTCACTTAAAATGATACAAGCGATTGAGAACAAGAGAAAGGAGAAAAAGAAATGTTCGAACGGACATTGAAGGATCTTGCCAATAGACATTTTGAAGTCATTTGGAGATATGAAAACATGACAAACTCAATTATGGTTCGCTTGGAAAAACGGTTCGATCATCAATGGTACAAACTTGAACGGAGAATCGGATTTGAAGACTTAATGACATCCAACATGCCCCTTTTCGAATTCTGTATGGTTCAAATTTTGAAAGGTATGGCTCAAGAAATTGACAGAATGACGGCTGATGCGCCATGAAAGGAGAGAATTATGGAACGTCTAATATTTGACTCTGAAGAGATGAAAAAAATTCGGGATCTTTTGATCGATTCTGATGCGGTCAGATGCGAAAGCGTATCTCCGGAAACCCCGTTCCCAGGAGTGAATTCATATTTACTCTTTAGTAGTACCCATAGGGTTATTGTCGACTTCAATAAAATGGCTAAGGCGATTTATAACGCTGGATATAGGAAAGGAGAAAAGTAATGACAAAAGACGAGAAACTCGATGAATTTCTAAAAAGAATTGGTATCGAACTCTTACCTTTTCAAAAAGAATTTATCAAGAAGATAGCGGACGAAAACAAGATTTATGTGTGTTATCCTCCGCATGTTGGGCGATATGAATCGTTACGTCTGATACAAGCTTTGGCAAATGTATTTGAGAAAGGAGAGAAAAATGCGAGAACTATGTGAATTACTGGAGAATATCACCGAGGAAGGATATACAGTTCTATTCGGTCAATACGACGGTTCGGACGAACTTTATATTCGGATATCCAAAAAGGGAGCCTCGATCGTAGGTATTGTCTACGATGAATCAATGCTTCTTTGGCAGATCAATGAACTGTTTGAAATTCTAAAGGAGAAAGAACAATGATACGACTGGAAGTTGAGCCTTACTGTCAAGAATGTCAGGACTTTGAAGCAGACGTGGAGAGGCCAGAATGCAATCTTTTTTTTGGCACCGATCCTGATGGGAAAAAGATCGAACTCCTCACATGCAGCGATACGGTCATTCGATGCAAATATCGAAACCGTTGCAGAAGATTGAGTGAGTATTTGAAGAGACAGAAAGGAGAAGAAAATGCGAATTGTTGATTATGAAACATTCATTCGTATGCCCAGTGGGACTATATTTGCTCCGTGGACACCTTGCACCACATTGGAAGAGCCCGAGATAAAGGTTGACCATGGTTGGGAATATACGGACGATAGTGGAAATGCTCGTTGGATGTTTGACGGAACGTGCGTTGTTATGCCTCGGCCAGTCGAATGTGATGGGTTCGATTTTGGAGAATGCGAATCTGAATTTTTCTATTACGATGGCGACAGCACTGATGCATCAGAATATAAAATGTTCCTTATTTACGAAGAAGATGACATCAATAATATTATAAAAATCTTGGAATGGGCGAAGAAAGGATGTCCTGGAGACGGTCCGGAACAAGCACTGAGAGGAGAAAAATAATGGGTCTCTCTAAACTTTCTGAGGCTTGCAAGAAGTGTCCGAACGTAGATTCATGCGATCATAAGCGAATGGAGGCTCTTGGATGTTTACCGTCGCCGGAGCCGAGTAAAGCAGCAGAGATTAGGATAGACGGTATGTCTCTGTCTTCTGATTTGTATAAGAGCTTGGGTAAGCAATTGAGTTCAGCCCTAGCTTGTGGATATTTGAAAGGAGAAAATCATGATTAAATGCAAAAATTTTTTCGGTACGTCGGGATCTAACGGCTCTAAATCTGCCGATGTATATTTTAATGAGTGGATTAAAGCTCATCAGGATATTGATATTTTAGAGTTTAGATATCAACAGGCTAGATATGGCGATCACTCTATCTGCATTTTGTATGAGGAGGATTCGAACTATGATTAAATTCGAACACACCGAGGTCGTGGGCTGGGAGCATGCGATCCGTGGGATGCGAAATCCGATGAATTCTTGGGAGAAGAGTGATAGCTTCAATTCTACTGCGGCATGGGATAGTTACAGATTTGGAGAGGGCGATCCGGAAATCGGTCCAAACGACCTCGATCTTATGATGCAACTGCGGAACGCCGGGACAGACCATCGAAAATTCATGCGGATGATTACCGTGTATGTGGATATTACGGCTCCACTCTATTGGTGGAAGGAATTCGATACATACAAAGTGGGCACAGTTGCAAACTCTTGCTCGACAATGCATAAGATCGCGGCGAAGAGATTTGAGCGAGATGATTTCAGCCATGAGCATCTGATGGATGGTGGAAATTATATTCTAAACAGCACCATTGATATGCTGAATGAGTATCGTGCTCAATACCTCGATAGCAAAGACAAAAAATACTGGTGCCAGATAATCCAGCTTCTCCCGAGCTCTTACAACCAGAAACGGACGGTTATGCTCAATTACGAGGTTTTGGCGAATATTTATAAGTCTCGACAGAACCATCGCTTGGATGAGTGGTGTGAACATGAAGAGATGGTATATAAAAATTATATGGATGACGTTGAAAGAGAAAGCATCGAAGGACAGTTCAGTTTCTGTGACTGGATCGAGAGTCTTCCATATTCAGAGCTGATTACGGGTCCAGATCTCAAAGCTACTTATTCCATGAAGGGAGTAAACAATATGTCCATCGAAATGGATCTTAAAAAGGTTGATGAGGTCGAAAAAGTCAAGATGGATACGTACGCAGTAACACCGAGGAGTGATATTTATGGATCAGATGCGTAGACTCATTACCACTTGGGATAAAATTCACGAGATCATTGACGAGGCTATGGAAAAACATGACCGATGGGTAACGATCAACTTAATGCCCGAAGGTATGCTATCCGTTAATGTATATCCATGGTCTTCGAAAGAAGAAGAGGAGGAAGCTGAGGAATGACCGATATTCCAATAATAGAAGCAGAGATAGAGCCGATCAAACCTGATACGGTTCTTTATTTATGTGACCGGAAAGCTTGTGACAACTGTTCCTATCCTTTGTGTAATCATACAACAGATATTTCTCATGCCTTCAACTTCGAAAAAGGTCTTGGCGGTGGATATTGGGAAAAGGAGAAAAGAGATTTACATGACTGAAGGAGTGAAAGAGACGGCTTGCACAAGCTGCATTCATCGAGTGGTCTGTTCGAGGATGAGAGAGTATCTGGGCATCATAAAGGAGATTGATTCATGTACATACTGTTCGGAAGATGAAGATAATGTTGTGGCAATAATTTCAAAAGTCGATTGGATCGTGATGCAATATCCTCTATGTAAATATTATCTTCGGGAACAAAAGACAACCCGTCTACAAAATATTTGTAATTCCGATTCAGATTATGCGCAGTTTGCAGAAGGGGTGTAAAGATGGATAGTACGATATTATTACTGATTATTTTTGCGGATGGACGTGAAAAAATCATTTCGGGCGTAAAGGGCTACGGACACTACCGGGAGAACATCAACGTTTTCTGGTTCGAGAAGAACGGCCGAAAATCATTCGTTCCGATCTCTCAAGTGCGATATTTCGGAAGCGCATTTGATTATGCGGATGAGGTTAGAGAGGTGTAAATTATGAGTGCGATTTTAGACTCAGGAAACCGTAGAACGTTTCAGACAGGCGCAGTACGTGATATTCAGGAAGGGAAAGGACGATGCGATTTGCTTCCTCTGCTTCCTATTTATAATATGCTGCGCGACGACATATTATTTTGTGTTAATCAATTTGAGGATTCTGGTGACCCGAAGTATTTGCTGGAAGCCGTCCTGCAATTTTCGACGGAATTCGACAACAGCGTCTACACCATGCTGCTTGAGGTTTCCATACACTTTGAGCAGGGAGCTCAGAAATATGGTGAGAATAATTGGCAGAAAGGGATTCCTGTTCACTGCTACATCGACAGCGCCATCCGTCATTACCTTAAATATAAACGAGGGGATGATGACGAGCACCACGATCGAGCCTTTGTTTGGAACGTCCTGTGCGCAATCTGGACATGCAAAGTGATGCCGGAGCTGAACGAGTATGGGGTTGATACGGACGACAACGTAGGCGCGTAAAACGCATCCCCTATTATGGAAGGAGGTGTTTGGTTTATGGAATATTTTCTGGCCGTATCCGATAAGCAACTAGGTTTATGCCTGAGGCTGTTATACGCGGAAGGAATTCGAGCTATTGTCGAAACTGTTAGAAACAGTAAAGGCAAGATTGAATTTCATATCAAAGCGAATACGGACGAGGCGTTACTTAGGGATCTGATCGAGCGGTACAATATTTTGATTTCCTAAACGGACACTCAGTTCCAGCAAAGTAAAAGGTCCGAACAAGGCCTTTTACTTTTTCGTTTTTCATGGTACTATATTTTGCAGAGGAGGCGATAAGATGAAATCGTTGCATGGTGCCAGTTCGGATAAGGTGATACATGTCAAAAGTCATATGGCCTGCCCGGTTAAGCAGAAAGACGGAACTTGGAAAGTGGTTTTGAAGGACTATGAGGAGGATATTCCAGATCTCGGGCGAGAAGATTTGATCTGTAACGCTTGTGGTTGGACGGATTATCCGAATTGCAAAGAGACCTGGTGTAAGGCTTGGGTGCGTCATACAAAGAAAAAGTAAGGGGATTTTGATGATTTCAGGAGCTGGACATGCTGTTCGGCTCTTTATTTTTGCCTAAAAACCCATCATTTTTCTGCCCACTTTTATGTTTCAAATCCGGGCTTCTGCCCACTTTTTCTGGGCTTTTTACATTTTTGACAGGAAAAAATAAGGGGTGTAAAGGCATTTACTTGCGCTTTTGCCCAAAAAAAGTGGGCAAAAGCCCACTTTCAAAACCCCAAAGTGGGCGAGAACTACGTCTAACTACGCTTATAGAAGGTCGATAGAAGGTCTAACTACGTTTATTGCCCACTTTGCCCACTTTTTTTACCCTTATTACATGATAGAAAAATTCAAATATTATATATAAATAAGCGAAAAAAGTGGGCAAAGTGGGCAGAATGATTTTTTGAGGAGGAATTGAGACGATTGAGACGAGAAATAAGGTGGACCGACATATACACCGATTTTAAGAAAACATATCCTAAGCTTTCTAAGGACATTATTCGTTATGAACCTCATGGGCACCTGGTTATAGCCGTTCATTTTAGGGATGCGACAAAAATGCTGTATGACTATACGAACCGTAGAGCCAGGTTTGTATCGTGAACAGTGTTATAAAGGGCGTAAACGAACAACAGCAAAATCTTCCATTTTTGCAAAAGGTATGGTATATTATAGATGCCACACAATTTTATAGCTTGGTTATAGGAAATGCTTTGATAAAAAGTGTTTTCTCTCTTTACCTATACCTATAACCAGGTGTAAGGATTGTGTGGCAGCAATGGGAGAATGCGCTTTTTGGTGCGTCTCTTATTGGGGCGCACTTTTTTATTTTGTCTGGAAGGCTATGGAATAGGAGGAAACAAAATGGCCAAAGGTAAGGGAAAAGGTATAGGGGGAATAATTGGAGGCGCATTGGGGGCGGCAGCTTTAAATGCACTTGTTCCAGCTATCGAGCCCACTATAAACAAAGTTGTCGATAAGGTTGCAGAAGAGTTTGAAAAACAAAACGACTTGATATCCGTGCCAGATACGTACGCAAAAGGTTTTCCGCTTACCATTAACCAAGCAACTGATTTGGTATTATCGGCTGGTTTGAAGGCGACGGCATGCGAACTCACCATGAAAGAAGCAGATCCCAAATATAAAGATTGTATCGAATCTCAGGTTGTTATTTCCAATCCTCCGCAAAGAAAAAAAGTAAAACCAGGAAGTATGGTGTTTTTAAAGTACATTACACAAGACGTGATTGACGAAAGCCAGAGACTGTTTGACGAACAGGAAAAGCAAAAAGCAGAAATAAAAGCGGAAAAAGCTGCAAAGTTTGCCGAACAGAAAAAAGCTGTTATTGATGCTGGCGGCAAAACCGTGAGTGGAATTAAAAGTTTGATAGAAAAGAGAGGGCAGAAAACAGATACGCCTAATATTGAAGACGTTTTATAAAACAAAATATATTTGTTATTAAGACAGAGTTGCTTTCGAGCTTCTCTGTCTTTTCTTTTTCTGTTTTACAGCTTCGCGAAAAAAACATTGACTGTTATGAAGAGAGAGGATAAAATGGCCATTTTTGAATGGACACTCTCTTTTACGTTTTGGTGTAAAAGTTTTTAGTTTACAGTAAATATGAAAGGGGCACATAACATGGAAAATTACAACGAAGAAGTATTGGCTCATTATGGTGTTAAGGGCATGCGTTGGGGTGTTCGTCGCTATCAAAAATACGACGGAACATATACGAAAAAAGGCGTTGCTCGTTTTAAAAAAGCCGACTCCGATTATGAGGCCGCAAAAGAAAAAGCTCAAAGAGCTAAAGTTGCATATAAAAGCGGAAGAGCAACAAGTAGTTCGGTAAAAGACGCAAAAGGCGAAGTAAAAGTAGCAAAAAGAAAAATGCGGGCCATCTATAATAAATTGAAGACCGATAAAATGGCCGACGAAGGAAAGAAATTATATCAACAAGGAAAAACAATTACCAGTAATACAGCTAAAACGGCGATTACGGAAGCTGCTGTTGTAGCTGGTGGTAATATCGTAGGTGCACTGTTGGCTAATAGCGGAAATCTTCGTTTAGCGTCTGTCGCTGGTTCTACGATAGCGCTTGGCGGAACCGCTGTTAACCTTATTTTGGCAGGGAAAAACACATATGAAGCTAAGCGCTTGAGGGCTTATTATTCGCATTAAATTTAATTTTTATCAAGGAGGCCCAAGATGGCTAGGAGCTCTAGGCTCGAAAGCGGATTTCAAGATGGTCTGATTCAGCGTTTAAAAAATATGTTCCCTGGCTGCATGGTCTTTAAAATGGATCAAATACAAGGGCTTCCTGATCTGTTGGTCTTGTATCAAGATAAGTGGGCGTCCTTAGAATGCAAAAAATCTGCGAATGCTGCAAAACAACCCAATCAGGAATATTACGTAAATCTGATGGACAACATGTCCTTCTCAAGATTTGTTTATCCTGAGAATAAGGAGGAAGTGTTAAGTGAACTTCAATCGGCATTTCGAACTTGAAGGGCTGCATGCTTTTCTTGGGCCGAGTAAATATCATTGGCTCAATTACAGCGAAGAAAAAATGGCTGACTCATATTTGAATTTTCTGGCGGCGCAGAGAGGAACAGAGCTGCATGCGTTCGCTGCGCAATGCATTCGACTGGGACAGAAATTACCCAAATCACAAAAAACACTCAACATGTATGTAAACGATGCAATTGGCTTTCGGATGACTCCCGAGCAACCGCTATTCTATTCGGAAAATTGTTTTGGGACTGCGGATGCCGTTTCGTTTCGAAAAGACATACTTAGAATTCATGACTATAAGTCCGGAGCGATTCCGGCCCACATTGAGCAGCTTGAAATATACGCTGCTCTTTTTTGTTTGGAATATCGTGTGAAGCCAATCGATATTGAAACAGAGCTTCGCATCTATCAAAACGATGATATTCTGTATCACAATCCGACTGCAGATGATATTTCGGCAATTATGAATAAGATTATCGTTTCTGACAAAATCATCAAGAAAATTAAAGAACGGGAGAGCTAAGCCATGAATTCTATTGCTGAAGATAATTTGATGCATTACGGCACACCAAGACATTCGGGTCGCTATCCTTGGGGTTCTGGCGATAATCCCTATCAGCGCAGCGGAGATTTTTTAAGCCGTATTGAAGAGCTGAAAAGCCAAGGACTTACCGAAACCGAAATTGCCAAAGCAATGGGAATGTCTACGACTCAATATCGTGCGCAGAAATCCTTGGCAAAGGACGAACGACGTGCATTAGATGTTGCCCGGGCAAAGTCTCTTCGGGAAGACGGTCTAAGCCTGAATGAAATTGCGAGGGAGATGGGCTTTGCCAATGATTCTTCTGTTCGATCATTGCTGAACGAACGTTCTGAAGCTCGAATGAATCAAGCAAAGAAGACTGCGGAATTTCTGAAAGAGCAGATAGCGGAAAAAGGGATGATCGATGTTGGCACTGGTGTTGAACGCGAGCTTGGAATTTCAAAAGAGAAGCTAAAAGAAGCTTTGGCGATCCTCGAAGCAGAAGGATATCCAGTATACGGCGGGAGAATCCAGCAGGCCACGAATCCTGGAAAACATACAACTCTTCAGGTGGTTTGTCCTCCGGGTACGGAGCATAAGGAAATATACGACTACGACAATATTCATTCTGTGAAAGATTATATTTCTTATGATGATGGTGAATCGTTCAGAAAAAGTTTCGTATATCCTGAAAGCATGGATTCCAGCCGGCTGAAAATCCGGTATGCGGAAGACGGGGGAATCGATAAAGACGGCGTCATCGAAATTCGCAGAGGCGTTGAGGATCTTTCTCTTGGAGAATCTCATTATGCACAAGTTCGAATTCTCGTTGACGGAAATCGGTATCTTAAAGGGATGGCCGTATATTCTGACGATTTGCCTGATGGTGTGGATGTTGTATTTAATACGAATAAAAAACAAGGTACTCCGACAGGAGACGTTTTGAAGAGAATTACCAATGATCCCGAAAATCCGTTTGGCTCACTTATTAAGGAACATGGCGGTCAAAGCTATTATGACGATCCGAATGGCAAGTACACCGATCCAGTAACAGGAAAGAAGCAGTCACTTTCTTTGATCAATAAGCGTGCCGAAGAGGGAAACTGGGGTGAATGGAGCGACCATCTTCCATCACAATTTCTGTCCAAGCAAAGTATGACGCTCATCAATAAGCAGCTCGACTTAGCGACCAAAGACAAGTTTGCGGAGTTTGATGAAATATGTTCTTTAACAAATCCGACTGTAAAAAAGGCTCTTCTCAAGTCTTTCGCTGATGATTGTGACTCCGCAGCCGTCCATTTACAGGCAGCAGCATTACCGCGTCAAAAGTATCAGGTTATCTTGCCCGTTACAGATATGAAGGACGATGAAGTGTACGCACCAAACTACAAAAACGGTGAAAAAGTCGCACTTATCCGCTATCCACATGGCGGAACTTTTGAAATACCGATTTTGACAGTAAACAATAAGCAGTCAACAGCTAAAAGAATGTTAGACAATGCTCTTGATGCAATTGGTATTAACAGTAAAGTTGCAGAGCGTCTATCTGGAGCTGATTTCGACGGCGACACTGTTATGGTCATACCCACCGGTGGAAAGGTTAAGGTTACATCGACACCGCCGCTAAAGGGGTTGGAGGGCTTTGACCCAAAGCTTGAATATGGCGGTAAAAAAGAGGGAACCTTTAAGCCCATGAAAAACACGCAAACTGAAATGGGAAAGATTTCAAACCTCATTACCGACATGACTTTGAAAGGTGCTACTCAGGATGAGCTTGCTCGTGCTGTCCGCCACAGTATGGTAGTGATCGATGCTGAAAAACACAAGCTCGATTACAAACAAAGTGAACGAGATAACGGAATTTCTGCTCTTAAGAAAAAGTATCAGGGAACAGTTGATGAGAATGGTCGTTATCATGAAGGTGCTGCGACATTGATCTCTCGTGCTAAATCTGAAACCTCTGTTCTGAAGCGAAAAGGAAGTCCGATCATTGACAAAGAGACAGGTGAGCAGCGCTACAAAGAAGTTTATGAAGAATACACCGATAAGAATGGTAAAGTTAAGGTTCGTACTCAGGCCAGCACAAAGATGGCTGAAACCAAAGATGCCAGAACGCTTTCCTCCGGTACTCCACAGGAAGAAGCATATGCTGATTATGCCAACAACATGAAATCTCTAGCCAACCGTGCACGCAGAGAGATGATGAATACCGGCAAGATTGCGTACTCTGCTTCTGCTAAGAGAACGTATCAGGCAGAGGTAGACTCCCTGGAGGCCAAGCTGAATGTTGCTTTAAAGAATGCACCTCGTGAACGTCAGGCTCAGATTCTTGCTAATGCTGCTGTAAAAGCTAAAAAGCAGGAGAATCCGGACATGACCAAGGGGGAGATTAAAAAAGCAAACCAGCAGGCCCTCACGGCAGCACGAAATTCGGTAGGTGCTAAACGTGAACCCATCCTGATAACAGATCGTGAATGGGAGGCTATACAGGCTGGCGCTATCAGCGAGAACCGGCTTACACAAATTATCAATAATGTGGATACAGATAAGCTCAGACAACGTGCAACGCCTAGAGCAACGACGACCCTGAGCTCTGCAAAGGTCAATAAGATTGCTTCTATGAATGCGTCTGGTTACACGACTGCTGAGATCGCAGAAGCTCTTGGCGTATCAGCATCCACAGTGTCAAAATACTTGAACTGAAAGGAGTGAACCAAGTATTATGGCAAGTAAATGTATGCTTACAACGTTTGACAATCCGTACAATCCTTTTGATGAGTTCACTTCGTGGTTCATGTTCGACGAGGAAAAAGGTTATCATTCGTGTGCTTACTTAGGAAGAATCGCAAAGACATCTGAACAGCTTTCAGATGAGGAAAATGCGCAAGAGATTGAGCGTGCGATTGACGAAATCATTAAGTATGATTTTCAAAACATTTATAAAAAAGTGAAACAGTAGTTTATTTGTGGTCGCGGTGATGAGCCTTAGAGGTATAGGGGGGGACGCTAAAAACGCACCCCCTTCGTCATCGCGGCCCTCCTCAAAAATTCCCCGGAGGAACTTTTTTGAAAAAGGCTTCTGGAGCAGGGCAGCATTTAATCGAGCTCATAAGGCTTATTCGCTTCGACGGACACTTTCACGCTTTCTTTTTACCTCCAGATTTTCTCCTTTCAGTGAAACAGAGATTCCGGCGGTCTTATGAGCTCGCTTAAATGCTGTATAAAAGCATAACAAAAGTACAGTAAATCATTACAAAATCTATCAGAGAGGAGGCAGTAACAGGTGAAAAAAATACATGCGGAAAGTAATTCGTCAACAACAAAACGTATTCGCCCGGCTTTGACGCCGGAGGCCAGACAAAACCAGCTTATATCTTTGGCCATTGATTTGGTCGAGAAGCGCTTGATAGAAGGAACTGCTTCTTCTCAAGAAACTACACATTTTTTAAAACTGGCATCCACGAAAGCTCACTTAGAGGAACAGATTCTCGAAAAGCAAAAAGATTTGATTGAGGCAAAAACCAAATCCTTGCAATCTACAGAGCGAATCGAAGAACTTTACAAAGAAGCGATGAGCGCTTTCCGGAGGTACAGCGGAAGTGGCGAAAGCGATGAAGTTTAAAACATATTCAGAATTGTCACAGCTTCTTTCTTTCGAAGAGCGCTATCAATATTTACGCTTGTGTGGAAAAGTTGGCGAGGATACTTTTGGCTTTGACCGATATCTGAATCAGGAGTTCTACAAAACGGATGAGTGGCGGGCAATTAGAGATGTCGTAATCATTCGAGACAATGGTTGTGACCTCGGTGTAGACGGTAGGGAAATAGGCGGCCGCATCCTGGTTCACCATATGAACCCTATTACCAAAGAAGACATTTTGTGCAGAAGCAAAATACTTCTTGATCCGGAATATTTAATTTGCACGACAGACAATACCCATAAGGCGATTCACTATGGGGACGAAAATCTTTTAATTAAGAATCCAATCGAGCGTAGACCAAACGACACATGCCCATGGAGGCACTAAGAGGAGGAGTTTTAGGTGAACACAGTTACCATTGGAATTGTTACTGACTGCCTTGCCCTGAGCATTCGAGAAGAGCCGGATTCAGACGGCAAGGTTATCGGTACGGTTGATGCCCTTTCGGAGCTGATGATCGACGAGGGGGCGTCAAACAAAGATTTTTATAAAGTATGTACCGAAGCAGGCGTAGAAGGGTTTTGCAGTAAACGTTATGTTGCGGTCAGGCCGAAGGGGTGATTATGGTGGACAGTATTTTAACTTCTATCAAAAAACTTTTGGGGCCGGAAGAGGTATATGAACACTTTGACACAGATATCATCATGCACATCAATTTTGCATTCTCGACTTTGACACAGTTGGGAGTCGGTCCGGAAGAAGGGTTTGTCATTAAAGACAAAACTGCTATATGGACGGATTTTATTCAAGACGACAAACGATTGGAATTTGTAAAAACATACATATATCTCAAAGTGAAGCTTGTGTTTGATCCACCCCTTAGCTCTTCTGTCCTTGACGCGATGAACCGCCAAATCAATGAGCTGGAATGGCGATTGAATGTCGCGGTTGATTCAGGGACAGCTTAGGAGGGATTTGGATGTGGAAATATGCTCGCGCTCGCACGGATGAACTTTTTCACTATGGCGTGAAGGGAATGAAATGGGGTGTCCGGCGAACGCCGGATCAACTCGGTCATTCTCCGAAGGTTGCAAAGGCCGGCAAACGTGTTATACTTAAAGAAAAATCTAATGGTGGGGAGAAGGCGCTTAAAACGCAGCCATCGTCTGCGTTGAGAAAAGGAATTCGAAGTTTGGAGAAAAGGATAGCAGAACATGAGGCGAAGCTCGCTACTCCAGAACGTTTTTATCCAGAGTGGGCTTCGCTGTCAGAAGAACATCGACAAAATTCAATCATCCACTGGAAAAAAGAGTTACAAGGATTTAAGAAATCGATTGAGTTTCGGAACGATGAATTGAAGAATAGAGGTGAATGAAAATGGACAATGATACTATTAACTACATTATCAAACGACTTTTGGAAAATGCTGACTATGCAGCGGAAGAGGCTGCAAAAGAGCCAGACAATAAGTTCTACGTCGGTATTAGGCAGGGGTATTGGCAAGTGCTTGATACAATAAAGAGCGAGTTTATGGTTGCAGACTATGATTTGGAGGAGTGCGGCCTGGATATTGACTTGGATCGGAAGTATATGATTGGAAAGTGAGTTATATGAATAACGATATTTTTAATCATATTATTAACCGCCTATTGAGCAACGCTAATGACACACTAAAGGATGCGCAAGCCAATGATAAAGATGAATTCTACGTTGGAAAAACTAGCTTATTATGAGGTCTTGGATACAATAAAAAATGACCTCATAATCGCAGAATATGATTTACAAGAATGCGGCCTTGATATTGACTTGGATAACGATTACTTGTAAATTGTAAAGATTCAATTGGGAGAACAACTTATAACCAGATAGGGAAAGAGGAAGCTGTCGGGTAAACAACTTCCTCTTTTTGTTGGCGGTTATTCTCGAAGATAACCGAGCTCTTTTGCTAGCCTTTTACATTCGGCTAATTCTTCTTCTCGGCTACTCTCATCTTCTTTTTGGAAGATACGATGGAGAATGGCCGCCGTACCGTAAATAGGTCTCCCGTCTTTACCGGTACACGACAATTCCGAGATGTCGAGCACTATGTTCACCCCCCCCTATCTGGTTATGAGTTGTTCTCCTTTCGCTTACCATTCTACGACAGTCGTCGGAAAAACACAATATTCATTTTTATACCAGGGGCTGTGGAAACACGGCCTCTTTTTTAATGCAAAAAAGAGGATGCTTGTCACATCCCCTTTTTAGGCTACTTTGTCTTGAACGTAACCTTTCTGGTTACTGCCTTGGTTCCATTCGACACGCGAACCGTCACGGTCTTCTTAGAACCTGAATGACTAACAGACTTGGTAGCCTTTCCAGACACTCGTTTCATGATATCACCTCCTTTAGCAGGGATGAAAGAATCATGTGAAGCGGGATGTGATATCGTGAGCGAGTGTCTGTTTTTATAGTATCAGCTGATGATAGGAATTTCAAGGTGGTGAAAATTCAAAATGGAGAACGAACTTTATCATTACGGTGTCCTAGGTATGAAGTGGGGAGTGCGGAGAACGTCGGCACAGCTTGCAAAGTCGAACGGTAAGGTTAAGCGAAAATCCGAAGACAATGCAAAGAAATCTGATATGAAAAAGGCGGTCAAATCCAGAAGAACGCTCAGCGACGCTGACCTGAAAAAGCGGATTGAGCGGATTAAGATGGAGAAGCAACTAAAAGACTTAACTGCGGAGGAGATTTCCCCTGGTAAAAAATTTGTTTCGGAGGTTCTTTCTTCCAGCGGGAAAAAAGTTGCGACAGCGTTGGTTACCGGGGCTGTTTTGTACGGAACAAAAGCAGCATTGACGAATCAGTTCGATATCAAAGAATTGGCTGGTTACATGACACCAAAACCGAAGAATAAGTGAAGAAAATTTTCCTCCGTTGGCAACACAAAAAGGCCAACTTTTAAAAGGCTGAAACGTGACACAAAAAAAGAAGCCGACTTTCATGTCGACCTCTTCAAATCGGAGCGCTTGTAATAAGAGTTATAAGGTGTGTGAACCTTTTTGCTCTGAGCGTTTTCTTTGTACCAAAGCAAATAGCTGGGGATGAGCTGTACATCTTTCTTTGGCACATATAGCTTATGATAGTTTGCCAATGTGTCACCTTCAGTCTTTTAAAAGTTGGTCTTTTTTGTATTTAACGCATTATACCATATTTAGGGCTATTATTCAATGCGAGAAACAACATGAGGTGGTTGTAATGTGACCTTAGAATAAGCGGAGGAAAAATTCAAGTAAGAGAAAAAGGGAAGCTGCTTGTAACAGCCTCCCTTGGGGCTATGTCCTAAAATATTTTTGGACATACTGTTTGCCGCGTTCAACATCACGCAAGCTAATGGACTGAATTGGGCGATGCAGAAAATGCAGCAATGCGGCAGTGCCATACACACGTTTTCCGTGCCGGTTAACGTAACCGCATTTTTCGATGAATGCGACTAATTGACGTTCGATCATTCGAAGCCTCCTCTCTTACTTGAATTTTTCCTCCGTTTTCCTCTTTACAATTCTTATTATGGCTAAATTCCATTCCGAGTCAATAACGAGGTGGTTACAATATGGCATTATCAAACACGGCCGTCCCAAAATACTACGGCATGTTTCGAGATGCCGTAATTCGTGGCGAAATTCCGGTAAACAAAGAAATTTCAATGGAGATGAATCGAATTGATGATTTGATTGCAAATCCCGGAGTTTACTATGACGACAGGGCAGTAGAGGGCTTCATCGATTATTGCGAAAGCGAACTCACACTTACCGATGGAGCAGACTTAAATCTTCTCGACACATTTAAATTGTGGGCCGAGCAGATCTTTGGATGGTATTACTTTGTTGAGCGTAGCATTTATGAGCCCTATGAGGATGGTTATGGCGGTCATTACATAACCAAAAGAGTCAGGAAACGTTTGATCAATAAGCAATACCTAATTGTCGCCCGTGGCGCAGCGAAATCAATGTACGGTTCTTGCCTCCAAAACTTTTTTCTCAATGTGGACGCAACCACAACGCACCAGATTACTACGGCTCCGACAATGAAACAGGCCGAAGAGGTTTTGTCTCCGATTCGCACCTCAATCACTCGTGCAAGAGGCCCATACTTCAAATTCTTGACAGAGGGATCGTTGCAGAATACGACTGGCTCTAAAGCAAACCGCGTAAAACTTTCTCCAACCAAAAAGGGTATCGAGAATTTTTTAACGGGTTCGCTGTTGGAGATAAGGCCAATGCGAATCGATAAGCTTCAGGGATTGCAAATCAAAGTTGCGACGGTCGACGAATGGCTTTCGGGGGACATTCGAGAGGATGTAATTGGTGCAATAGAGCAGGGCGCTTCGAAGGTCGACGACTATCTCATCGTTGCGATCAGTTCTGAAGGGACAGTTCGTAATGGTGCCGGCGATACAATCAAAATGGAGTTGATGGACATTCTCAAAGGAGATTACATCAACCCGCACGTATCGATTTGGTGGTATAAGCTCGATTCAATTGACGAAGTTTCAGATCCGGCGATGTGGGTAAAAGCACAGCCTAACATTGGTAAGACTGTTAGCTATGAGACGTATCAATTGGATGTGGAGCGTGCTGAGAAGGCACCGGCTGCACGAAATGATATTCTTGCAAAAAGGTTCGGTCTGCCAATGGAAGGTTATACTTATTACTTTACCTATGAGGAGACACTTCCACACCGCAAGCGTTCGTATTGGCAGATGGCATGTTCTCTTGGAGCAGACCTTTCTCAGGGTGATGACTTCTGTGCCTTTACCTTCCTTTTCCCTTTATCCAATGGTGCTTTTGGAATAAAGACAAGGAACTATATCACCTCGTCTACTCTAATGAAACTCCCGGCGGCAATGCGAATCAAGTATGATCAGTTCATGCAAGAAGGCAGCTTGATTGTCCTTGAGGGAACAGTCTTGGACATGATGCAGGTCTACGATGATCTGGACAACTACATCACGGATTGTGGATACGACGTGCGTTGCTTTGGATATGATCCTTACAATGCAAAGGAGTTTGTTGACAGGTGGGCATCAGAGAACGGCCCCTTTGGAATTGAAAAAGTAATCCAAGGTGCAAAAACGGAATCCGTTCCTTTGGGAGAGCTGAAAAAGCTTTCTGAGGAGCGGATGCTTTTGTTTGACGAGGATTTGATGACCTTTACAATGGGGAACTGCATTACGTTGGAAGACACAAATGGAAACAGGAAACTTTTAAAGAAGCGATATGAGCAGAAAATCGACGCTGTTGCAGCTATGATGGATGCTTATATTGCCTATAAAGCCAACAAAGATGCTTTTGAATAATCGCATTCGTTGGTTAGTTTAAACTAACTGTTTAAAAGGCGGTGAACATTCAAAATGGACATGTCTATGAGTTCCAGGTTTAAACGAGCCTGGAACACTTTCTTTAACAGAGACCCTACGCACTCTTACAACGATACCGGACCAGGATATTTCTACCGTCCGGACCGTACTCGTTTCAGCCGGGGCAATGAGCGTTCAATTGTTACTTCTGTTTACAATCGAATTAGCTTAGACGGTGCAGCTATTTCTATTCAACATGTTCGACTGGATGAAAACGAGCGATATATTTCAAACGTTTCATCCAAGCTGAACAACTGCTTGACACTGGAAGCAAACCTCGACCAAACGGCACGAGCTTTTCGACAAGACGTAATCATGTCGATGCTCGACGAGGGCTGTATCGCTATTGTTCCAGTAGAAACGACCGATAATCCGGAAGAAACCGGGGGTTATGACATCCTGTCTATGCGTGTCGGTAAAATTCTTGAATGGTATCCACAGCATGTCAAAGTTCGTGTGTACAACGAATGGACAGGGGAGAAGCAAGACATTACAGTTCTGAAAAGCACGGTTGCAATTGTAGAAAACCCTTTGTACGCCGTTATCAATGAGCCCAATTCTACAATGCAGCGGCTTATTCGGAAACTTAATTTGTTGGATGTCGTTGATGAGCAAAGCAGCTCTGGTAAGTTAGACCTTATCATTCAGCTGCCATACGTCATTAAGACTGAAGCAAGGCGTCAACAAGCTGAAAACAGGCGTAAAGATATCGAAAATCAGTTGTCAGGTTCAAAGTATGGAATCGCTTATACCGATGGTACGGAGCGCATTACACAGTTGAATCGTTCAGTGGAAAACAACCTGATGAAGCAGATTGAATTTCTAACGAGCATGCTATACAGCCAGTTGGGAATCACTCAAAGTATTATGGATGGGACTGCTGACGAGAAAACGATGCTGAACTATAACAACAGAACGATAGAGCCTATCATTTCAGCGATTGTTGATGAAATGAAACGAAAGTTTCTTACAAAAACAGCTCGGTCTCAATCTCAGTCGATCATGTTCTTTACAGATCCGTTCCGTCTGGTGCCGGTTGACAATATTGCAGAAATTGCAGACAAATTCACCCGGAACGAAATCATGACATCGAATGAGTTCAGACAAATCATTGGTATGAAACCGTCTGACGATCCGAGAGCTGACGAACTTAGAAATAAGAATCTCAGCGAACCTGACGGCGAGAAGACTGAGCAAATAAAAAGCCAGGAGGAAAATCAAAATGGAGAAATATGATTTTAGTGGCTGGGCCACTAGAAACGATTTGCTCTGTTCGGATGGACGGACCATTCGAAAAGATGCATTCAAGCACTGCGATGGTAAAACTGTTCCGTTGGTTTGGAACCACAACCATTCCGATCCGGATAATGTTCTTGGCCATGCACTGCTGGAGAACCGAAACGAAGGCGTTTACGCCTACTGTTCTTTCAACAACACTGAAAACGCAAAAAATATCAAAGAGGCCGTTCGTCATGGCGACGTTCGGTCTCTTTCTATTTTTGCCAATCAGCTGAAGCAGGCCGGCAGCGATGTGATTCACGGCGCTATTCGTGAAGTGAGTCTGGTTCTGGCTGGGGCAAATCCCGGCGCATTTATCGATTCCGTCATGGCTCATGGCGATGGCGTTGAAACCGGCATCATTCTTGGATACGACGAGAACATTATGCTCTATCATTCGGAAGATGCTGCGGACACTTCTGATAAGAAGGAAGAGTCTGCCAAGAGCGAGGAAAAAGAGGAAACCATCGCAGACGTATTTGATACGCTCTCTGAAAAACAGAAAACCGTTGTTTACGCAATGATCGGGCAGGCCATCGAAGACGCAGGCAACGAAGAAGATTCGAAAGACGATTCTGAAGGAGGAAACGACACTATGAAACACAATGTATTTGAGCCCGAGGCCAATGAGGATACCAATGCTCTGAGCCATGACGCAATGAACGCGATCATTGGCGACAGCAAGCGCTTTGGCTCTATGAAGGAGAGCTTCTTGCAGCATGCGGGTACATATGGAATCGATCAAATCGATTATCTGTTCCCCGATGCTCAGAACATGACCAATCAGCCGATTTTCATTTCCCGTGATATGGGCTGGGTGAACAAGGTCATGAGTTCTGTTCATCACACTCCGTTCTCTCGCATTAAATCCATCTTCGCGGACATCACCGAGGATGAGGCTCGTGCGAAGGGCTACATCAAAGGCAAGCTGAAGAAGGAAGAGGTCTTCTCCCTGCTGAAGCGCACCACTATTCCTACGACCGTTTACAAGAAACAGAAGATGGATCGTGATGATGTGGTTGACATCACGGATTTCGATGTGGTGGCGTGGCTGAAGACTGAGATGCGCATGATGCTGAACGAGGAGCTTGCTCGCGCTTATCTGGTTGGTGACGGCCGTCTGGCTTCCAGCGATGACAAGATCAATGAAACCAACATCCGTCCGATCTGGACTGACGAGGATTTGTATACAATCAAGGCTGTCTTCACGGCGAAGGCTGATGCCGATACAAATGCGAAAGAGTTCATCCGCACCATCGTCAAGGCCCGCAAGGACTACAAAGGCTCTGGTAATCCGGTTCTGTTCACGACTGAGGACATGCTGACCGACTGCCTGCTGCTGACGGATAATGAGGGTCGTGACCTGTATGATTCCGTCGAGAAACTAACGAAGAAGCTGCGTGTCAGCGAGATCGTGACGGCTCCTGTGATGGAGGGTCTGACTCGTGAGGTTGCGGGTAAGACCCGTACTCTGCTTGGTATCGTGGTCAACCTGAACGACTACAATGTTGGTGCTGATAAGGGCGGCGCTGTGAACATGTTCGATGACTTCGACATCGACTACAACCAGCAGAAATATCTGATCGAGACCCGTTGCTCTAGCGCTCTGACGAAGCCTTACTCCGCCATCGCTGTTGAGATGGAAAAGGCTGCTGGTTAATCGCTTCTAATACTTCAAAATGGAGAAAGGGGTAATAAAGAATGGCAAATAGTTCCGATCCGCTGCCGTCAATTCCGACCAATCTGAATAAGTTGCATCGGATTTATTCTGATAGTGAGGAGCGAAACATTGAGAAAACTATTCTCTATGTTGTTTTCGATGCGGAAAATAAACCTCGTCCTTATCTCTACATCGATCCAGATGGTGGCGATGTTCCCGAAAATCGAGTCGACTGTATTACGTTGGCTGAGCTGTTTAAGAATGGTCTCTTGATTTCTATAAAGAATTCTTTTGTCTTACCATATGATATGACCATTGTCAATCTTGGAAACGACAAATTTTACACTTCCGTTTTTACTGCTATGTCACAGGACATTTCCTACGACTCAACTATGCTCAGTGTTCTTACTCCTGTGAGTTTTAACTCTATGGAGTTTAATCCTGGCTGAGCCGAGGAAAATGAGTCATGGCTAAGTTTTACGGAAAGGTCGGTTATGTTGAGACGGTTGAAACACGGCCCGGCGTCTTTACTCAGTCCGTAACGGAGCGTACGTATTGCGGCGATCTTGTTCAAAATAGCCGCAAGTGGCAAACGAGCGGTAATGTCAATGACGATGTGAACGTAAACAACGAAATCAGCATTGTGGCTGATCCGTTCGCTTATGATCATTTCGCTTTCATCCGGTATGTTGAGTACATGGGAGTTCTCTGGAACGTAACAGCCGTCGAAGTTCAAAGACCTAGACTTATTTTAAGCGTGGGAGGCGTATACAATGGCCAGCAGCCTTGACTTGCAGCGAGAGTTTCAAGCTTTATGCAAGAACGTATATTTTCAACCTCCCGAATCGGTGAAACTCTCGTATCCCTGCATCATTTATAAGCGGTCCGCAGGCGACACGAGGTTTGCTGACAACAAAAAATATTCCTATACGGCGGGTTATGATGTAGTGGTTGTCGAGACGGACCCCGATCGGAAGCTGGCGACAGATGTGCATATGCACTTCGTCTACTGCCGAGAAGGGTCTCCTTATGTCTCAAACAACCTTTATCATAGTCCGTTTACTATCTATTTCTAAGGAGGAATAACTACATGGCAAAACTTATTTGGGACGAAATCGGAAAACGCCTTTATGAGACTGGCGTTGACCATGGTGTTCTTTATCGATACAAAAAGCCAAATGCGACTGCTGAAGATAAACCGTATTCCGGCGGTGTTCCGTGGAATGGCCTGACGGCTGTGACTGAGAGCCCATCCGGGGCAGAAGCGTCTCCGCTGTATGCCGATAATATCAAATATCTGAACCTGATGAGTGCAGAAGAGTTCGGCGCAACCATCGAGGCTTATATATATCCTGACGAATTCGCCGTCTGCGACGGCTCTGCGGAAATTGCTCCCGGCGTGATGATTGGTCAGCAGAAACGTGAAGTATTCGGCATGTGTTATCGCACCAAGATTGGTAACGACACCGAAGGTGCAGACCATGGCTATAAGCTGCATTTGATTTATGGTTGTCTGGCAGCTCCCTCCGAAAAAGGGTACAACACAATCAATGACAGCCCCGATGCTATCACTTTCTCGTGGGAAGTCAGTACAACCCCGGTCAACGTAAAGGGCTTCGCACCTACTGCATCCTTGACCATTGATTCGACAAAGGTTACCCCTGAAAAGATGGCAGCATTGGAGGCCGTCTTGTATGGTGGCAATACGGAAGAAGCGCGACTGCCGCTTCCTGACGAGG